GAAATAAAATCGGTATTTATGGTAAAAGTTCATGTGAAAGTTTCAGATTCTATATTTAACGGAACTATATTTGATGGTAAATTAATTGAATCATCAAATAAGTTTATTTTCTTAATACAAGATTGTTTCTATTTAATGGGTAAAAAAATACTTGATATGGAAATGTCACAAAAAATGGGACATTTAGATAACATTTTAAAACTTCATTTTTCAGATCCACATGTTTGTGAAAATTTTTCAATAAAAATAAATAAATTATGTGATTATAAAGGATTAGAAAATTTAATTAATAATGTATTACCAAGTTGTAATATTCCTATTCAAGGATTAGTTTTTTATCCTAAATATTCGGGTGTTTCTATTATTCATATAGAAAAGAAAATAGATAAAATAGATATTGAAACAAATCAAACACAAATTATTGAAAGTAAAACTTATGATATGATTTATAATTTTGTTGATTTTATTAAAACACGAGTTTATTCTTATGAAAAAGGATCAAAAACAAGAACATTTTGGTTAAGTAAAAGTAATATTCCTGATGTATATAATTTAAGCGAGAAAGAAGATAGTGATAGACTTGGTATTGTTCATATACCAAATGTTAAAATTTCTCACATGTGTGATGAAAAAATAAAAGACAATACTCCTGTTAAATTTAATTGTGTATATCATACTAAATTTAAAAAGTGGGTTCCTGTTAGTGTATCTTAATTTTTTTATATTAAACATGTTTAATTTTAAATAAAATATGCCGTATGTGATTAAAATTATAATAAGAACGTAGAACTTCTTCACTTCTAATGTGTTTCTACAAGTTTATACCACTTAGTGTTCGTTCAAGATAAGGTGATGTATTAATTGAAGGTGATTGAAAATAGTTTTTAAATCCTAATTGTCGAACAAGTTTTAGATCACGACGAGGGGTAATTATACGACTTGTAATCATATTTTGTTCTAAAGTTGTACGAATTTCATTTATTAAATGTGAATAATCATTATAAATAGAACGACTCATACTAGTTAAATTTTTTATATCTTCTACATCTATTTGAGGACTTGTAAAAAGGTATCGAACAACATATAATGTATTTTCTTGAATAAATACAAGTCGATTCTTATCACTTGTAGATTGAAGTTCTTTTTGGAACTTTATAGCATCTAGATAATTATTAAGGTAATTTATTGATAGACTTGGAAATGTTGAATCATCAATAAACATATCACTTGTCAAACTGATCACAGTATTAGTAGTTGTTTCTTCAATAAAATAAGGAAACTCTTCAGAATCTTTATTATATAGAATAACAATAAAACTTGCAAGACCATGTTGTCCATTCACATAAACTTGTATACGACCACCTTGACGATTAGTTAAACATACACTACCAATATCTTCTTCATTAGATTCTACTGGACATATAGTAGAATGTATTACTTCAAAATTAGGTCCAAAATTAAGAAATCCTTGAAAACTTGTACAATGTCCTGAAATAACCTTACCACAAAGTAGTTCAACAATATAATTAATTACAAGAGAATCGTCAGTCACGATAACAGATTTGAATAATTCAAAATAATCATAATCAGTAAGAATATTTTTTATAGTAGAATGTAAAGTTTTTCCAATAACTAATGTCACCTTTGTAAGATTAATTTTAGTTTGAAACATTTCCATATCAGCATTAAGAAGTTCAGAACGATAATTTTCTGATACTACACTATCAAGCCCAATATAAGAAGTAATTGGTAGAAAAATATTATCATCTTCTTCTATATTGTCTGGAAATGATATATTACCAAGTAAAGATATTGGTTCAATAGAAATATTTATAGTTCCAGATACATTATTTTTTCGTTTAGGTTCATAACGTGAGACAATATTTCCTATTTGATCATAAACATAAATAGCATTACTAGTTGTAGGAGATTTTAACATACAATCCCTAAAATAACATAGAGTATTTTTATCAAGAATAACATGACTTGTTGAGGTAACACGGGACACAAGAGTAATAGAATGTGGTTGTTTTGATATAGATTCAAATGACCCAACAACTAAAGTATATTTGTCTTTAGTAAAGAACTTGGAATTGTTTATTGTGAAAGATGACATTATATAAAGTAAAATAATACTAATAAATATTTTTGTCAATTTTTTATTCAGATTGTAAAATTAATTCTTTTTTTGATATTTTATAATAAAATTGTTTTAACATAGTTTCTGATAAAATATCAAATTCTTGATTTTTTATAATTTTATTTAATTTTATAATAAAATCATCAATTGGTTTTTCATGTGCTTCTAAAAAATCTGCTTCAAGAAGTGGATTTGATTGAAAATATAACTTATAATTTTTATTATTAATTGTACAAATTAAATTAGTAATATTAGTTTTACGATTATAATTAAAATTAATAATTTTAAAAGTATTCATTAAATAAATATAGAACTTTTTTTAATAATTTATTTATTGATAATATTCAATTAAACATTTTAAATTAATTTTACAAGATTGAATTTTTAATTCATTTTCAGAAAAAACTAATTGTGTTTCACAATTATATTTGTTTAATGTTTTAGTAATAATTAAATTAATAATATTATTATCTTTTTCTATTTGTTGTAAAATTTTTAAATTTGAAGTTTTTGATGGTAATATCCAATTAATTATTTTATTAGAGTATTCTTTTACAACATTAAAAATAACAATGCTATCTGAAGAAGCATATTTATTTTCAATTAAAGTTTGAAATAAAAAGTCTGTATTGTTTTCAAGAAATTTTTCGTCTGTCTCACTAAATACTTTAACTATAAAAAAAACAATAGGTTCCGTTATTTTTTGATTAAAATAATATAAATCTAAAGATTCTGACATTATAATATTTTAGATTATAATTGATTGTCAAAAAAAAGTAAAATAATTATTAAAGAATTATACATCAAATTTTATAAAAAACTTTATTCCTTTATAGAAATCAACCGTATAACTTCACAAAATAATAATGAAATTAAATTTGTCGAGTCTTTTTGTAATTTGTCTAATGACATCCTAATATAATTTTCCTTTCTATATAGCCTCCCAGAATACTCATCAAATTCAAATTTATCTTTATTGATATTGAATGAAATTGGATTTTTGTAACCATACTTTTCTAGCAATACAAGATCTATAGAGTTGTTCTTGTCTACCTTTCTTTTCAGGAGAATTATTTCAATAATATTAGGTTTTTCGCAACCTCTGTTCCCAGATAAATCAGGCGAGACTGATATACTTATTCCGTCAAAATCAGGGTTAGGGTTTCCGCCTTCAAACAAAATACAAAAACCGAAATCTGACATCTCTATACTAAAGTATACTTTAAATCTTCGTAATTCATAATTTAAAGAATCCATTATGAAAAAATTAACTTTATAACACCAAAAATCAAGATCGTGAACTTCCTTACTATTAGACATGTTTAACTAAATTAAATATTTATACAAGCAATATATAAATATTTCATTTTTTTTTAAATTACACTTTTTTTTACTCAAAAAAATAATACACTTAACAATAAAAAAAATATGTTTACACTTTTTTAGACATAATAATATTTACATTTACAATGTTATTATCTTTTATTAATTCAGAAAATTTATAACTAGTTGATATTATTAAAGTATGGCTTTATACACATCTAATATCTTTTATATTTTTCGAGTCTTATTTTATCTATTAAATATAATTTAATTATTTTCATCACAATTAATACACATATTCGATTGCTTTGGATTTAATACATTAGAATTAAAATTTATTTTCATTTGTACCTTATAAAAAATAAATTATTAAATAAAAACTATTTTATGTTCTTTTTGTATTTTCTTTAGTAACACCTTTATATGGTTCGTTTTTTTTACATGACATAAATTGACCTGTTAAAGTGTCTCTTTTAACAAAACAATTATTTTTTGGATTATATGTTTGAGACCGTTCTTTTACGGCACCTTGTCTATAATCATTACCTGTATTTTTTGCCATTTATTATAATAAATATTTTGTCTAAATTTATTTTTTGTCAATTTTTTCATGATACTCGTCATAAATTTTAATTAAATCATCTTTCCATTCAGTTATACTTTCTTGATCTAAAAATAAACATTCCTTATTATCTGCTATTCTTTTTTCTATTGACTGTCTATATTCTTTATCTTTACCTAGTTTAATAGCAAAATCAATATAATCCTGTTTAGAATTACAAATATATTCATCTAAACCCATTTTTTTATAAAATCCAGAAGTAAATCTACCATTAATCATAACAGATGGTTGTGTAACAATTACTTTATTTAAACTAAATGCTTCAAATGATGAATTGCATCCACCAAATGGATAAATATCAAGAAATACATCAGATATACTAATAACATTCATGTAGTTAAAATGTTGCATTAGCGGAAAAAACTTTATTTGATTACCAATACCATGGTTATTTAATCTTTCTAAAATTTTAGGTTTTTTATCACCATCTAAAAATATAATTAATGAATTGGGTACATTTTGTAATATTTTAATAATATATTCATCATAAACAGGATTTATTTTAAAAAGAGATTGAGCACAAAAATATACAACAGTATCATCTGTCAATCCAAAATGAAATCTATTTTTAAAACTTTCAATATTATGTTTTGCTAACGGATTTATATAGCTAGTACATAAACTATTTTGTAAAATTAACTTTTCACTATAATGTGTTTGTGCTTCATTATAGGGTAATTCATACAATTTAGAACTAAAATAGTAATCAATACTATCAATACCTGACGTATCAGAATGACCCCATGTATTACATTGTATTTTTGCTAGTTTCATGTAAGCCATATAATATGATAAATTATACATGCCTATCTCACAGAAAACCAATATATCTAATTTCATTGATATTAATGTTTCTTTAATTTTTTGTAGTTTTGTTTCTAATTTAATGTGTTTAGCATTACCAAAAGTAAATTTAATTTCTGGGTTAATATTATCAAAAGTAGAAAAATAAACATCAAACCGTGTGTCAAATGATAAATTTTTTATTACTTGGTGTCTATCTTTATAAACAGAATGTGTTCTGTTTAGTTGTTGTGCGTGAAATAATATTTTTATTTTATCATTTTTAAAATTAGTATCTATTTTATAATTTAAGTCTTGACAAATCTTTCTATACAAATTATTTTTTAAAATAAATATATCTTTTGATGGTAATCCTTGATATGATAACTGAAAATTATCTATAGGATACATTGAAATATTATCTAATTTTACATTCAAATCAAATAAATCTTGTATTTTATTAAAATTATTTTTAATATTTTCTCTTGCATTAATAAACTCATCGTATGATTTATTAAATGAATCAAATTTACTAGATATTGATAAAATTATAAAAGTTAATATATTCTTATCAATTATACCTTTCTTATAAAGTTCAATTTGATTTTCTAATGTTAATACATTAGTATTATCATTATTTAATGAAATTATTAAATTATTAAAAATAGTAAACAATTCAATATTTTCATAATTTTTATTAACAGCAATAGTATTAAATAATAAATTAAAAAGCAATATTTTATTTATTTTACTTAATATAATATCTTTTTTTCTGAGTGTAATATCATAGAATTTTTTTAAGTATTCTGAATTTCCAATATCTTTAGATAATTCTGCATAGTAAATTATAAATGTTTTATCATCGTCGTTTAATTTATCAATAATTTTAATTAAAATATTTTCTTTTGCTTTTTTAAAACTTGAAAATTTTATCATAAGATAAATTGTTTTTAATAATTCTATATCTTCAAACATAGATAAAGCTATTATACTAGCCTCTGATAGTATATTCTCGTTTTTTGTTAATATTGCTATTGATATTTTTTTTAATAAAAGATGTGCAGCATTTTGATTAGAACTTACTTTTAAAATATGTTCATCCATTAAAATTAATAAATTATCATAATCTTTAATTATATTCATTTTTAATTCTATAGTATCATAATTTTTAGGTATTGGTTTTGATTCTAAATATTTTTTATAATTTTCAATATTGCAATAAATTTCTTTTTCATTATAAAAAGATATATTTAACAAAATCATTTTATACATGTTTGGTAAAATGATTTCTTTTGAATTACTGTCAAATATTGGTAACTTTATAAAATAATTTGACGGTATAAGAATAAAATTTTCATTAATATAAATTTTATAATAATCTATAAATTTGTGACAAGTATTTATAATATCAAGATTAAA